AGGCATCAATAAAAACCTTACTCCTGAAAATGCTAAATCATTGACTGAAAAAATGTACGGACAGTACAAATGGACTAAGAAGCCAGGCATTGAAGGGATAATAAAGCATGAAATGGGGCATGTTCTCAATTATGATTATTATGTGCGAAAGAATCATCTTGAATACGGTAAGCCATACAGTGATGAACCATTGCAAAAACTCATAAACGACTTGGAAAGAAATGATTTTGCAACAGAATTAAGGGCCGAAACATTAGAAAGATTGGGTGTTACTGATACAGATGAAAATGTTGCGAGATATTTTAGCTCATATGCCAAAACCAAATCCATGACTAATAATGGGGAATTTTTTGCAGAAGCGTTCTCTGATTATTCAGATACAGAAGCAAAATTTATCTTTATGGAACTGCTGAAAGAGAGGTTGAAGTGAAATGCTTTTTGCACCACCTTTAGAAATTATTGATCTGATTGAAGACGTGTATGACAATAATGGTAATTTTGTCGGCGAGAAAATAAACGATTCAGCTACATTAGAACAGAAAAAAATATTTGAAATGTATCAAAAGGAATGTGAAGAAGCATTGAGAACGTCTTTCAGGGTAGAGTTAAGTGACAGAACTTACAATCCAGTTGATGGATGGAAAATCAAGTAGTTATTAAGCACTCATAAATTGGGTGCTTTTTTAGTGGAGGGAAATCGTGGAAAAGGCAAATAAGGAGCAACAAAAGATCATGCAGGAACTTGATTATAAGATCGATGAGTATTATAAAACACATGATGATGAAAGTGATGATTTATACCGCATGCAAGCACACTATCACAAGAAAATAAAAGAAGCTGGTAAAAGTCATGTGCAGACATAGCTATTGTGAGATAGTAGAAGACCAGTATTGTGATAAAAGATTGATGTACAGGACGTTGAAAATAAAGCGTACCTGCATTTTTTGCGGAAGAACGGAAAGAGAGGTAAGGCACGTGAAAGACCCACCCAAGCGCAAACTACCGTATTTTGGTAAGCAATTGAAGTAAAGGACGGTATAGAGTTAAGGAGGTGATTAACATGTCTTGTAAAAAGAAAGGTAAAGGCGGACGTAAATAGTTCGCTTTTTTATGCCCAACCATGACAAGGCTTTAAAAGGTGCATGTCCGAAAGGATAGGGGAGCACACCCGAATAAACAGGAGGAAATTAAAAATGAGAAATTACCTAAGATATCCGTTGAATATTCAGCTTTTTGCAGAAGATGGAAGCAGCGGAGAAGGTGACAATGCTGGTGCACAAGCAGGAGCACAAGGAACCGCTACTCAACAGATTGATTACGACAAGCTCGCGGAAGTTGTTTCAAAACGTTCAGCTGGAACAGAAGACAAGGTGCTACAAGGATATTTTAAGCAGCAGGGATTGACACCAGAACAGGCCAGTGAAGCAATGAATCAATATAAGCAGGCGCAGGCAACTAAACAGCAGGAAGAAGCACAACGTATCCAGGCTATGCAGCAGGAAAATGCACAACTGAAAGCACAAATCCTGAACTCACAGATTGATGCGAAAGTTGCAGAATTAGCAGGGACGCTAGGAGTGCAGGCTGAAAAAGTACCATTTTTAAGTAAGCTTGTAGACCGTGCAAACGCAACAAAAGAAGATGGTACGCTGAACGATGACAACATCAAAACGGCCATTGAAACAGTTTTAAAGGCATTCCCTGATTTCAAGTCCACAACACAAGCAGGAGGATTCCAGCAGATTGGTGGAGGGAATCAAGGCACTGCAGGCGGAAATGGTGTCGATGATCAACTTGACAATATTTTCGGAGTTAAGAAAAAATAGGAGGGCTATATAAATGGCAGAATTAAATTATGTAACGCAATTTTGGCCACGTATCATTGAAATGTACGGGCACTTGCTAATGTCTAATGAGTTGTATAATACAAATCAGGACATTCAGATTATCAATACAAAAGATATCCGATTACCAAAAATCACAGTATCCGGTTATAAAGATCACAATCGTAAGACGTTATCATTTAACACAGGTTCTTATGGTAACGACTTTGAAACAAAGACATTAGACCATGATCGCGATATCGAATTCGCGATTGACCCTATGGATGTTGACGAAACGAATCAGATTGTTTCCTTAGCAAACATTCAATCACGTTTTGAGAAGACGCAGGCTATTCCTGAATTAGATTGTTACACCTTCTC